TCATTAGTTAATTTACCAAATTCCCACAAACGAGCTCCTAAATGCTCTTCACCACGTACTACTACAGCAGCAAAGAAACGAGATTTAGGTTCGATCTTTTTTGCTAATTGCCAATCTTCCTTATCAGCTGATTTGCGCAATTGTTTTGCAAAATCAGCGATTGGATCAGCCTCTTTCCAATTGGTAAGAGCCAGAATTGGTCCTTTAGCAAATCCGTAATGGAATTGTACCTCACGGATAGGCCATGTCTTATCATACTTGTTAGGTAGGATACGTACTTGGTACTTGCCTGGTTTTGGTTTAAAGAAAATTTTAGTGTAATCAATTTTTTCACGGGTTTGATTTCCCTTGTTTTGAGCAGCGGCCAATTTCTGCTTAGCCAAATTTAAATCCATAACTGTTTTATTTTAAAATTAAATATACAACCTAATCTTTAAACTACCAAATTATCTAGCAGACAAATCTATGATCTTGTGGATTGCTGTATCTAATTTGCGCAGTTCAGGGCCGTTAGTGAGCAGTATACTATTTTTATAGTCGTGCCAATTAACGATATATTTAGTATCCAGTACACCTCCGTTTAGTTTCTTAATTAATGTATTAAGAGCATTAATGGTGTACAGTGTATTACTTTCTTTTTTGCGATGTAACAATATTGTGTTTGGTAACGGAGCATCAGACATATTACCCATATCAATATTATATGTACACATAAGTTCTTCGCTTTGAGGTGACTCAAGAATGAATATCTTATTATACAATATTGAATAGCGACGATTGATCGTGGTAATTACCGACTCTATTTCGTCCTTTGAGGTAAATGTGCAGAATAGTTTGTTCAAATCGTAAAATGTATTGTCCATCATAAATATTTATATTTTTTTCAAACCATGATATGTGATACCTTGTTTAATACCAACGGGGTATTCAAGTATATCTACAATTTCTTGTAATATGTCTCCATCCTCTTTAGCGTAATCAAATAAAAACGCATCATAGGTATACAGAACTAATTTAGTTTTTTTATCCTCTAAATATTTTAATATTAATTCTAATAATGTTATATTTGTTGCTGTTTCTGCGCTTTGAACGACGTAATTTAATAATTTAGCAGGTATCATATCAGGTAGCTCAATGCGTTTAAACGTTTTATTTTTAGTTGTTATGTAGCCACTACCTTTAAAGTCATCCCATAGCTCATCTGTAAATGTTGCTACATCTTTAAAAAATGGTTTATCACGATATTCGCTCCATACACCACCGTATAATTGTTTGAATGTTAATTCTTTGGCCTCTTGTGCACTTACACCAAGTAATCCACCTAAATAATCGTATGTATTTTGATCTTTAGGAAATTTAAAATCAATCATCTTACCTATCAAACGTGGGTGATATCCCTGAAAATCCATCTCAACAAATTTATCATTTGTAGGTTTATAGCACTCACGCTCGCCATTATCTTTATTTAATGCAGCATAGTTAGTATTATTAAATGTATTTGAGGGGCGTGAGGTAGTGGTGTATAAATTATATTGAGTATATACTTTACCTTTATGTAAATTAAATTCTGGGTATTGTAGTTTGTCCTTATAGAAATCAACAAAGCATGTTTTATCAACCTTTATACCATTTTTTTCAATTTGATAAAATACATGAGTAGTATGGAAATTTTGAAATTGAAGCTGTGTATCTAATAAATTATACTGTTGAATTAAAGATAATACCTCAGAAAACATTACCTCACTCTCCTCATAATGTTTACTAATTGGAATTAAACAATTGGTATTAGGCAAACTAGGATACTTATTATAATAATAATCAGTACACCTAGTGCCTGTACCAGTGTCAACGAAACTAATAAAATTAACATCAAACAGCTTGTCAGCCAGCGGATACATCCAATGTAGCGCTTTCTTTTTATTTAATACCCACAGATTACCTGTGTGTTCTAATAACCAATCTAATACCTCTACCTTATCAATACCAAACGATTCAGTATGATCAAGGCAAATGACATATCCTTTCTTATCATCAAGAGGACGAATATAAATTAAACTCAAATCGGTAAGTGCAGGATGGAAATTATTGTTTTTAGGAATAAACCTAATAAAGCAATCTCCAAACTTAGCAGGTAATTGAGATGATTTTTCTATAACGTAAAACATATAACATAACCTTTATGATTTAAATATAAGTAAAATTTTTTAGCCCACCAAACCACTATCTTCATTTTGTGGACGTACATAGGAGGTATTTACGAAGGTCTTTATACCAGGAATTTTCTTTTCAGCCTCGTTTAATTCAATATCGTTAAATCCACCTTTATAATTTAAAACAACAGAAATATAATATGGATTGTCTTTAAATTCATCATATGTTATTTTACTTATCTCTCTAATAATATTAGTGCTTGCATTGTAAGTAAAATATCTAACATCACTTTCGTATTTATAAATAAACGAAGCAGGTCTTTTATTACTTGGTTTTACTTTACTTAATGATCCGTAAATAAATGTTTTTGGATTTGTTAATGCAGTATTAACTTCTCTTCCTTTAGATCTAATTAATTCAGGAGCATTAATATCAAATTCTTTACCAGCAAAAAATTTATCATTAAACTCATAATAATATCCTTGATAAAATTTGTAGTTAAATGAAAATACAAATTCATCACCTGATGTATATTTTATTTCTATTGTATTTGCTGGTACTCTCATATTAGCAAGTTATTCCTGGTTTTTGATAATCGTAGTGATGTGATTCATTACCATTATTTATATTTTCAAATCCATATTTTGCTTTATTTTCTTGAATCCAAGCCCATTCTTTAGGTGTTTTAATTGGATTAATTCTAACACCATTTTTATCAGCCAAATCAACTGCTAATCCAAATCCATGATTTGATGTTCCTGGGGTTGCTGCTGGAATGCCTGACGCCGCTGATGCTGCTTTAATTCTTTCTTGATCATCACGTGTTCTATATGCTGAGTTAACCTTAATAAGAATACCAGCGCTAAAAGCATCAATTAATAGTGCTTCTAAATCTCTTATAGCATTAGGTTGAAGTCTAATACGTTTTTCATCACTTTGATTTACTGAGCTGTAGTGACGAGCATAAAGGCCAGGTCTTATACTTACTAAAATATCTTCTATAGCACCATTTGTTCTTACTTGACCACAAATAGATTTTTTAGCACCTCCAGAGGCTGATCTTCTGGTATTATTTATATCAGTTTTTGCTTTAGTTTCCAAATTTCCTTTTGGGTTTACAGTTACTAAATCATTAAAATTTAAAACACCACCTTGTGGATTATCTAATATAATAGTTTGAGCATCAATGTTAGTTGTCCAATCATTATCTTTAATAGAATGTCCTATACCTGTAATAGTATATCCTAATTTTGATCCTAATGATGCACCTTGATATCCTTTAGGCAATAAATCAGGGGGTATTTTAAATAAGTGACCTATTACTAATCCTCCAATACCATCCATAGTAACAGATAGTTTAGTAGGAATAATAGCTCTATTTTTAATATTTGATTTAGTTAAATTTTTAAAGAAATTAATTAAATCTTTTAATGAATTTTTATAATCACTTGCTTTATCAGCATCAAAATCTCCATCAGTAAACCAACCATAATCTTGATCTCCAAAAAAATCATATAGTGATTGAAGAGAGTCAGTTACACTTTGAAGTTGAGCTTTAACTTTTTCAAATGTAGGTTGATCAGGATCTATTGTTGGATCTGTTTTTTTAGGTATAATTCTATCTAATAAACCTTTATTAAAATCTAACATTGTATTATTATCAGTTGCCATAGCACCTCCACCTACTTGTGCTGCAATAGCTACTGTAGCTGATTGATCTGGGAATATTTGTGATTCTAGTTTGTAAGATCTAACTGTAGATTTTAAATTATGCATTTCTAATTGAAATATATTTTCATACACCTCAGATCTTGGTTTAGAATCAACATAATTAATATCTATAATGTATATTTTACTATCTTCAGGATCAACAAATAAATCAAAGTTATTTACATTACCATTAGCAGCCGAAACTTCAGATAATACACTTTTTAAAAAGTTATATAGATTAATATCTTTTTTCTCTTTAGTATCTAATGATTCTAAATTATTATCTAAAGCTAATCTAAATAAGAAATTTAAATTAACATATATATTTCCTATAATACCTAACTCTGTTTTCCAATCATTTTGATAAAAGTATGGTCTTATAATATTATTTAAATATTGTAGATTTTCTATAGCTTTAGTTTGTGATGATTCTAAAGCTTTTTTCTCTTTATTTAATTCAGCTTGTTGAGTAGCTACAGGATCTGATTTGGTAAATTCAACTGCCTTTCCAAAAGCCTCATTTACTTGTTGTGTACTTAACCCAGTAAGAAAATTTCTTTGTAAAAATGCAAATAATGAAACTTGATTTCCAACACCAGAGGCAGCTAATGTTTTATTTAATTTAGTATTATCAATATTGTTTATATCATCAATAGCGGAATTAATTAAATCAACATTTGCTGGTTTATTAATTTTATAGTTAGGGTTTTTTAACTTTTCAAAATGAAGTTTAGTTAATGCTCTAACTGTATCTGGATCTTGTTGTGTTTTTTGTTTAATATAATCAACAATAGCTTGTTTACTTTTAGCTGTTTTGGTTTTAGTACTAACAGCTATATAGTATATTTGATCTAATATATTATTTAAATCAGCATCGCTTAATTTACTTGAAAATGTAATTAAATTAAATCCCGTTGAGGAAGTAGGTGCTATTGTATCTGGATTAACTTTAAATCCATTAGCCCATACGGGGCTTTTAATTATAGCTACAGTTGGATCTACAGATAATTGTAAAGGATGTGCTAGACATAATAAATATCCATCTCCTGTTAGTGCATTAGATCCTGTATTATTAGTAACATATTCTCTATCTAATACTGAGCATTTTACAAAGGCACTTTTACTATTTGAGTCTTTAAATGTAACATAATTATTAATTACATTACATAAGCCTTCTAATGTAATGTATATTTGTTCATCACTAGCTCCAATTTTACCATTACTGCTAGCCTCTGCTGGGCCTCCAGATATGTTAAGTGTTTTTTTAAATAGATCGTAGTAACTAACAGATCCACTTACATTATCTTTAATAGTAAGGTTATCTCCTTTATCTTGTGTACCAGGCATTTTTTTATTTGCTATAGTATACAACTCATAAAATAAACCAGCTAGTACATTTTTAGAGTAATATTTTTTTAAATCAGGTAAATCCGATAATGATATATCTTCTACTCTAGGAGCAATTAATCCTGTTTTAGATATTCTATCTAAATCATTAAATGGAGCATAGTTAACTTTTAATGATTCCATTACCTCACCTACCGATATAATTTCAGTAGTACAATCATATCCACCATCATCACGAGCACTCCAGCTATAATTTTTAACATATCCAAACATTGCATCATAATTGCCGTCGTATTCTTTAACAGCATCATCATACAAATTTTTAAATATAGTTTCTTTATCGGGGGTATTATTTAAAATATCGTAATAATTGACATTTTTAGATAAATTTCCCTCATTATTTAGATATGGAGCCCATCCCCACTCTACAAGTACAGTATACCCTGGACGCATATAGAGTAATTCTAATTCTTCAAGTTGGCGAATATCCCAAGCAATAAAATTAACTGTTACCTCTCTTAGTGAACCGTATGCTGATTTAGATTTAACATCTATGCCTGTAATGCCAGGCATAGGGCGAATACCTAATCTGTTTGCAACAACACCACTTTGATTAATTAAACTATATGCTTGATTTCCTGTACCAACACCTACTCTAGCGGTATTTCCTTCATATAATACACCTCCTTGTAAAACGTGTTGTTTAGCTAATGTATTTGTGTAATTTTTTTCATCAGCTAAACTAGCACTTGTAGCAGGTACAGGTCCTGTATAAGTATTAACCGCAGAGGTCATTCTAATCCAGGCATTACGAGCATTTAAATACTGGATTGAAGTGGGGGTGCGTTCAACTAAGGCATCTTGTCTTACCTTTAGCTGATCTTGAATATCTTTTTTAAGTGTATCTTTAAATATTGACATAACATTATCTAGCTACGTTAAATTGTTTGTATTGATTTAATACAGCCGTTAAATTAGTAGGTATTCGTAATTGAGTACCTGGTGTTGGGTATAATGCACCTCTAGTAGCGTTATTATTAGCCATTGCTATAACCCACCACATAGTAGCATCACCATAATAAACATAAGCTAAGTTATCAAGTCTATCTCCTACATTAGTAATAACATACACATCAGACTCTGACAAAGGAATATTTGGGTAATATCTTCCCTTGTAGTAAGGTTTATCTGTAGTTTCAGTACGTAATATGATTTGATTTTCGTAGCGATTCATTTTAAATTATTTTAAAAACGACCTCCTGCACCTCCTCCTCCAAAACTACCACCTCTAAATCCTCCAAATCGAGATTTTGGAGCTACAGGAATAATTGGTTTTTTAACATAAGTATGATCAATTGGTTCTTTTATATCTGTTCTTCCTATAGGATATCTTACTAATGATCCAGTATCATTTGAAACTGGTGGTTGACGAACAGGTACAGGTTGAGGAGGTGGTGGTGTTTCTTCAGGTTGTGGTTCTGGTGGAACAGGAACAGGTTGTGGTTCTGGAGTTGGTTCTTTAAATATAAATCCACACTCATAATATTGAGGAAGATAATCATGAATAAAGGTAAATCCAAAGCTTACTTTTATATAGTAAGCTAATTGTATATCTAGATCCCAATTTGAATCCTGAATAGGGGAGAAATTTAAATTAGTAATAATGCCAGGTTGATTATTAATATAGTTTCCTATTTTTAATCTAGTAATAATACCACCAAGTAAATTATTTTCATACTTACCTGCTAATGTTGAGGCTAATTCACTTAATAAACAGTGTTTAACTATTAATTCCTCTCTATTGTAACATGGAATTTGAAATCCAATACTTGCTGTACGTTTAAATTCATTAAATACATAAAAACTTTCAGCACGGCCTACATATCTTGTATTACCCCAAGTACTATTATAATCTTCACTATATTCACTTAAATAACCTAAAAAGCTTAATACGTTTAAAGCCTCACCTGAAAATGGATCTAATGGGGTAAATCTTAGAGCCATTGTATCATCTGATACAACAATATCATTAGTTCTTTTAAATTTATCTTTTATTTGATCTGCTACATACTTTAAATCAGTAGCACCTCTATTTATAGTAAAGGTATTATCTGTTTTAAAGAAGTTTTGAGATATATTAGAGGTTTTATTTATTTGTGCTCTTAATTCAGAATATTTTTTAGCCGCCTGATTAGTATAAGGTATAACGTTTTGGTTAATTCCATTATTAATAGATTCAGTAGGCACATTACTAAAACGAGATAATCCTAAATCAGCACTTGCTGTTAAAGGATTACCAACGTTTATAGAAGAAGATATATCTGCATTTGATGCAGTATAATTAAGTAAAGTAGGAGGAGTATTATCTTTTAAACCAGGAAAACTTGTAGTTGATAATGTTGACCCTGAATAATTAGATAATGCTGTAAAGCTTTTTATATTTTGGCTAGCACTAGCTTCTTGTTGAGCAGCTACATATTTGCTACTTGTTGGATCACCAACAGCAGCAATGTATGTTTGAAATGATGCACTTAAAACATTTAATTCTTGTTTTAAATTAAATGGATTAGCACTTAAACTAGATGTACTAAGATTAGAAACACTATAGTCAAATGTTTGATAAAGTTTAACCTCAGGTAAATGTTGCTTAACATAATTTCTATTTTTAGCAAAATTTATTTTGGTTCCATCTTCGGTAAAACTATATCTTCTAATAAGAGTACTTCCTATACCATATATTGATCCAGGACCAGAAATATACTTATTAATTGTAAGTTGTTCTGGTTCTAGTTTTATTGGATTGAATGAAGCACCTGTTAAAGCACCTAATGCTTGAGAAATACGATTAACAGTATTAATTACATTTCTGCTTTGAGTAGGATTAGGTTTATTATCGCCTAATTGAAATTTACTTCTATATCCTACTAATCTATTGTTTTTACCATCTCCGTAGTTATTATATTCAGCTACGTTAATGTATTTTGTATCATCGTTTTGAACAGGTAATAAACCATGTCTAACAATATGTTGCCCAAATGCATTTACAGGCACTTGAGCTAATGTGTTTATACCTAAGTTGTATATGCGAGTAGGTCCTACAGCATTAACAATTTTATTTGCTGTATTAACTATAAAGTTACCTACATTTCTTAATAACCCACTACCAGAGGTAGGATTATCAGTTCTTAATTTTTTATATTCTAATTGGGGTTGGGAAAGTTGTAAGCCAACTTGCTTAACTATAAATAATGGACCTTGTGGAAGATTAGTTAGGAATTTGCCTATACGAAGAGTATCAACGATTGAAGCATTAGCAGCACCTACAGCTCCACCTC